CACTAGGTAGGGATATAGCGAGGTATACGATGCGTACACTTTCCTCAAAGGTACATAATCTCTCCGCCTTAGCCTAGAGCTGTGTCCCCTGATCTAGAGTGGATTAGCTAAGGATCCCTAGTAGAGAACGAAGGGTGGTGATGCTGGAAGTACTGAAGATGTGTAGGAGTTGAGACTAAGGAGGCTAAGGTAGAGGCTATTTGTCCGATCCTGTGGTTATCGCTATCTTTGCACTGCTAGAAGGGAAGTACATATAGCTTCTTCCCTGCCTACAGGTCCTATAGCTCAGTCGGTTAGAGCACCTGACTCATAATCAGGGAGTCCTTGGTTCAAGCCCAAGTGGGACCACACTAGCAAAGTGACTGAAAAATAGCGGATTAGAAGCCTACTTATATGGGCGACTGACCCGCTATTTTAGCCTCGGGAGAGGCAAAAGCACATAAAAACAGCCCCAATAAGTCGATTCCCCTTACACCATGCCTTACACCTATGGCAACATCATTCAAAGCGAAAATACGAAAGCGGAGGGCGAGTGGCTTCCACTCGGTGTACATCCTCTGCACTCATAACGACAAGCCCGTCTACATCAAGACCGACTTAGTCGTGCAGGATAGCGGAGTGACCGACAAGGGCGACATCACAGACTCACGTGTCCTGATGCGTACATCGGCTCTCATTTGCTCCTACTACGATAAGTTGCAGGGCAAGCGAATCGATAACCTCACGGCTAAAGAGGTGGTGTCTATCATTACGGATATGGCAGTAGAGGACATTCCCTTTGTGGACTTTGCCAAGCGGTATATTCGTCTTCTTAGCGAGAGAGGTGTTAAGCGTGCAGACAATTACCGATATGCACTAAACAGCTTTCTCTCGTTCGCTGGGAAGCCCGATATAGCCTTCTCAGAAGTTACGTCAAAGCTCCTGCGTCAATGGATAGATGGCCTTGGGCATACGAAGCGAGCTAAGAATATGTACCCAACGCTTCTTAAGGCAATATTCAATGCCGGGATGGAGGAGTACAATGACTACGACAGAGGGGTGGTGCGTGTGGCTAATCGCCCGTTTGAGTTCCTCAAGATACCGAGCGGTGATACGCCCGAGAAGCGCAGCGTGGATATGGGTTGCCTTCGTGCGTTCTTTGCCTTCTCTCCGAAGAGCGGACAAGCAAGATACGCCCAAGATGTGGCACGTGTGAGCTTCTGCCTCGCTGGGATGAACGTGGCAGACCTCTACGAACTCACCCCCGACAATCTCCAGTGGGATAAGCTCTGCTACCACAGAGCCAAGACCAAAGGCAAGAGAAGCGATAAGGCGTATATGGAGGTCAGCATACCACCGCAGGCTATGGAAGTCCTCGCAAGGCTTACAGATGGCGCACGTGACGGCTATCTCCTCAACCTCTCCGCACGATACTCCGACCGCCACACCTGCACAAGCTATATTTCCCGAGGGATAGCTAAGCTCTGCGAGGAGGCTGGATTGCCACAGATGACCTCTTACTCCCTGCGCCATAGCTGGGCGACCATAGCACGCAATGAAGTAGGGGCAAGTGAAGAAGATGTCGCCTTTGCGCTTAATCATACCTCCGCACACAAGGTTACCGATAGGTATATACGCAAAGATTATACTCGTGTGGATAGGCTTAATGCGATGGTGGTAGATCTAGTATTTGGTAAAAAAGAAGAGTGAGGAGAATACCCCTCACTCTTGATGAGACGACCACAAAGACCTATACCATTGTGGCTTTCCCATAACGCAACGACGGAGTTATCCGCCATAAAAGACAATACAAAGGTACGTATAGTTGTTGAAAGCTGCAAACTACAGCTTACGGCATAGTGCGGATGTGAGCTTGTCTATGTGCTCCTGCTGTTGTCGTATGATAGTGTCCTTGGCTATTAGGAGTGACCTCAGTTCGTCAAGATGAGGAATGAGTCGGTCTATGCTATCTGGAGTAAACGGGATACCCTCCCCCGTCGTTATCCACTCTTCAGATAGCTCGGGGAATGCTTTTATGATTACCTCTGCGTCATACGCCTCTCTTATGCGCCACTGGCGCAGTCGCTCACGAGAGATCCCCATCACTGACGCAAGACCCGCATCTGTCGATACTCCTGCATACATCCGCAGGGTATCAAGGACGCCCTGCACGTTATTGTTTTTTACTGTTTTCGCCATATCTATATATTTTCCGTTTTCCGCAAAGATAGTGAAAATAAATGACGAGAAATTACGCTAATTATATTATATGTAATGATGAAATTGTTTCACAAGAAATTTTGTAGCGTGAAAAACTTGTCTTATCTTTGCAGTGTCAAAGGGTGAGAGACGCCCCGAGATACATAACGCAAAAGACAAAGACAATGGACAAGACAATGAACATCGCCGAAGTGCCATACACAGAGATCGAAGACATCATAGGTATGCCAATAGTTGGGTGTAGATACGGCGAGGCGCCTGAAGATGGGTACTCATATAATCATAGAGACAGAGAGTATGAGCCTGGCGTATCATTAGCACAATGGGGGCTAATACCCGAGATCTGGTCATTTGCCATATCGGGCGTCAGCCACCTCAAAAAGAGATACTATAAGGGTGTTATTGCCGGTATCGGCGGTGACGATGAGGTATGCATCAAGAGATGCAAAGAGATCACGTACAAAGAGTATTTACAGCTGCGCAAAGAGTTGTATCGGTCAAGCGTTGCCTACCTCAATTACAAGATAAGCATACTGAGGTACTTTGTAAATGCCGGGTACTCGCCAGCTGATTATATGAGCGAAAAAGCCGATAAGTTTGAAGAGCTGAGAAGAAAGATCATTAAGAAGTTTAACAAATAGCCTGGTGACAAAAAACAAAGCCCACGAGACGCCTAGTGTATCTCGGGGGCTTGTTGTATATAAAAAGAAGAGCGAGGAAGTCAGAAGACCTCCCCGCTCTATTTGACGTTGCGTGGTGTTTGCCACGTACATCTGTGAGCTATTATGCTCGTTTCAATTCACGCACCTATTGCTAGGTGCGACAAAGTGTGCTAGACACTTATTTCTGTTGTTTCAATTCACGCACCCCGAAGGGTGGACAATGTAGAGGTCTACGACCATCCACACCACAAAGGTAGGCAAAGTTTTGATACCGCCAAATCTCTAGGCAACTTTTTAATTCGTCAGCCGTAGACCTTGAAATCGTCAGCCAAGTACGGGTATCGTCAAAGACCTGCGATATAGCAACTTATGCACACCTCTGTTTAATTCGCCAGCCAGCCCTCGAAAATGTGGGCTAGAGCCTTAGTACCCTCATCAGCACCGGTAGCCATAGCCGACGGAAGCGCCATCCGAGCCACAAGCCAAGTACGGATAGGGCGACCCAGAAACCCCGCATCTGCCAGCGTTGCCACTTGCTTAGTGGGTAAGGTATCATCTTGACCTCGGTGCGCACCCTATCTCGATCTCTGTACACTATGCTATCTCGATAGTGTACGGGCGTATTGACGGCGTGCGGTCTAGATCCAGCTTTGTTGTGCAGTGCGTGGTGTAGCAGGCCGTCAGAGGTGACGCTAGCTACGCTCCAGGCGTAATCGGTCTCTAGCCGTGAGGTAGAGTCCTTGACACGTGCAGAGGCACTCTGGGCTGGTATCTCTAGTGTGATAGTGTCACGCTTGTACTCCGTGCGGTATCGCACCTCGGTACGCACGCTGTCACGGACACGCTCTACGACCTGCACCCGCTTAGCCCTGCACCCTATAAGCAAGAGGGCTAGCAATGACACCACCCATATAGCAGGATGCCATTTTCTGTTAATTATCTTATCCATCTGTAAAGTTTTTGCAATACTTGTGTATTATTAACAGCCTTGTTACCTTTGTCAGCGATTACTGGTTGAGGTTAGGATGGTACACCTCCCATCGTTGAGTCGGGTCAAGTTTTAGGCTCAGCGTAAGCACTACCCTCCTCCTCAGTGAAATACCCCCAGCCCCCATAGGCTGGGGGTTTTCCTTGGACTTGACCCCCAAGGAATAAGAGGAGGTGGCAATCCCGCCACCTCCAAAGAAGAAAGGAGGTGTATATGAAGTGACCAAGACCAGTAATCGTAACGATGAGCAAGACTATATCTTTCGACCTTATGTAGTCCGCAACGGTATTGTTATTCGCCCTAAGAACGGGGGGATGCTACGAATACCCGTGAGCAGTCTAAATAGTAAGAAGGGGTAGCCTTCTAGCTCATCGTAGAGGGGGAGTATGGGCTCCCCCTCACTTATTTCTAAGAACTTGAATGCTTATCGTCTCCCGTTTCGGAGTCTAGGGCTGAGTCTCTTCCCCTTCCGCCTTAGCCTTAGCTTCGTCTTCCTCTCTCCACTGCTTCTCTAAGGCTCTGGCTTCCGCCTCATCCATTAGCTCGTAGAGTTGTTCGTCTTGCTTAGGGCATCGCACGAGGTAGCCTACACTACGCTTCTCACGGCTTACTACCATCTGCCCCTTGGGGGCTTTAATTCTCACGGAATGCGAACGTTTCATAATCAATCTGTTAAAGGTTATTTATAGTTGATCGTCCAGCCCTTGTCGCTGGCCGTATCTCCGAGGTCTCCGAGTGCTTCCTCGTTTGCTTCGAGGAGCTTACGCGGTAGGTCGATGCGCTGACTTTTCGCTGTCTGCAAGTTCTCGATGAGATAGCGAGCGCTCTCAATCGAGATATTAACACAGACGGAGAGGTCAAGCGAAGTCTTCAGCCCCTTGATGCGCACCTCTTCGAGGGAGGAGCACCCGTTGAACATACTAGTCACTTTTGTCGTACTGGTGAGGTCTATTACACCGCTCACGGTTGTTAACACTGAGCACCCACTGAACATATACTCCGAATTAGTTATCGAGCCTCCTGAGAGGTCAAGAGACACGCTCTTCAGAGATGTACAGTTAAAAAACATCAGCCTTGTAGATGCTACCTTGGGAGTAGCGCCTATAGTCGCAGTAATCAGCGCTCCACACCCGCGAAAAAGATCGCTTGTGTCCATTGTCTTTGGCATGCTTCCAATAGTAGCCGACACCAGAGCGGCGCATTCGTAGAATATGCTGGAGGTCGTCTGTGCAATGGGCAGATCTGGCAGTGAGACGTTTGTCAGAGCAGTGCACCCGTTGACGAAGCTGTTTAAATTCGATGCATTCTCTAGCCCTCGCACTGTAGGGAGCTCCTTGAGGTAGGGATTACGAGCAAAGCAATAGTTAAGATCAGCGGGGCGATAGCTCTCGGATAATTGCATCGTCGGAAATTCTTTGTCATTCCAGCTGAGGAACTGTTGCGACTTAAAGATGATAGGCACATAGGCCTTCATCTCGGAGATCTTCCTATCCAGCGTCTCCAGCCCCTCGTCGTCGGAGACCTGCACCCCCTTGTCTCGCAGGGCTTTGATTATGTTGCGTCTGTGGCGATCCAGCTCCATTAGCTGATCTGCCGATAGCGTCTGCTCGTTCATCGGTGCTTCCTTGCCTTTGTTTATGCGATACAGGTACTGTGTTGTTGTGGCATTGATAGCCACCCACTGCTCCTCGGTGAGCTTGGGGTTGTCGGTGGTGGTGTCGAGATAGGACTCATAGGCGGACTTGCCTTTTTGGCTTTTGAGGTATTCAGTCTCCGAGCCGACAAAGCCATTTCTCTTCGCCATCTCGTAGATGCTTTCCCCCGTCGCTCCGTGTAGGCTGTCGAGGTACTCCTCCTCAGTCCCCTCGAATCCCTTAAGCTCCTTCTCTCGCTCGTAGTTAGACTTGGGGATTAGCGCCTTGGCGAAATCCTCCTCTGTGCCTTGATAGCCGTGAAGCACGGCTATCTGATAGTTGTTCAGCCCGTCCTTACCCTTCAAGCCTTCCAGCACGTCAGCCGTGACCTGAACGGGCGTCTCGTTGCTTCCGTATTTCGTCACCTTGCAGAGGGGGACTACTATCTCGTAGTCGTGGTAGCCGTCTGCATAGGCTTCATCGGGGATCCTCCCCGTTGCGGTAAGGGTATAGACACCAAGCCCCAGCTGTCGTGTCACCTCTGCCGTGACCTCTACCACGAGCTTATTATCTTCGATCGTGTGCGGTACGGGAGCGCTATCAGCTCCCTGGTCGCTCGTCACCTTTACGCTCAGCTCCTCCAGATCCGCAGGGTCAAGGACTTCCCCCAGGGGCTGTTTTACCAGCTCCACGGGGATACGCTTGTCTGTACCTCTCTGTACCAGCTGTAGCTCCTTGCCGTCGCTCTTGCTTCCAAATGGTCGCATATGTTGTTTTTTTGTGGGGTGATTGGTCACAGGACGGGAGGACACCCCATTACCGCCCGCCCTGCTGTGTTATTTCAGTCGCTTGTAGCTCTTGCCGTCGCTCGTCGTCATCGCCTCCTGCCGTGGCATCTCGCCCAGCGGTGGTATCGCAACGTGTACCCACACGCTCCTCCCCACGTGCTCGTAGATGACCTGCTGGTAGCCTCCCCGCTTGCGGATGAGGTCGAACAGCTCACGCAGGCGCTCTGGCTTCTGCGCTGGCACGATGTCAGCGGCCTGACCTGCGAGGTGCTGGCTCTTCTTCGAGCCTCCGACAGCATCATTGACGTCCCAGCTGCGGAAGCCCGAGGTCACTTGGATAGGCTCGCCAAACTCTTCACGGATGCCGTCGAGGTAGTCCATCAGTCGCAGGAGCTCTCGCTTCTGCGCGGCGTTGGGGGTGTTGTCTTTTCCGAGGCGCACGGCCGTTTGGCTTCGCGTCAGCTCCTCGAGCGTGAAATACTTGCTCATAGTATAATCTGTTTTTAGATACCGCTTCCTCCTCGCTCTTCGAGGAGGCGTCTAATAACCTTTAGATCCTCGCTTCGGGAGAAGTCGGTAGCAGTCTGGCGGAAGCGCCGGAGGGACTTCTCTACGTTCTGTGTGTCGTTCTTCGGTGAGTTTTCCCAGAGAGACAGGCACTCGTTGCCGATAAAGGCTGTTGCTGACGCTACTGACACCCACGGCACCTCGGGGAAGTGGAAGATCTGCCATAGGTCAGTAACGAGGAAGAGCATATCGAGGAAGCCCACGGCAAGCATAAAAGCGTAGTACGTGGAGAGCTTCGAGATCGTACGCCTAATACCCCAGCTGTTAAGCCGTGGAGCGAACTTCTTCGTCACCTCATCTAGGCTACCTTTTTCTTCGCCATCCTCGATGGCCTTACGAGCCTGCTCCCTTGCGAAACGCTTGTCTCTGCTAATGGCTGTGCGAGTGTCAAGGACTGACACGACAAGGACGCTCATGTAGCAGATAAAGATGACCACGGAGGCCAGAGTGAACTCTCCCCGCCCGAACTGCGAGAAGTCTAGGTACTCGTTAATTAAAATCATAGTTAAGTTTTTGGTTGGTGGTTATATTGCGGTGGATGCTGTTAGTAGTTGTCGCCGATGATGAGGAAGGAGAAGGCTAGGTAGTCCTCTTCGATCATACCTCTGTACCCTCCCTCCCATCGAGTACAGCGTACAACAAACGAGTTATCTGTCTTTTCCTGCACTCGGAGCGTATATGCTGCCGAGTTATTCCAGCCATCAGCAAAGAGTGGGGTGAGCTGTACGGAGTAGTTAGTATGACCTATGTTATGGTGGACAAGGTAGTGACCTGATGATCTCCTCTCGTATCGGATCGCATCGAGCTTGCTTCTCTGGCTTGCGTGCCTTGCCACGATAGACCCATGGAGATTTTCGGGATTACCCCGCAGGGACTGACTATCCCTCATCCACACCTCGCCAGCAAGGAGGACACCTGGGCTATCTACTAGTCCTCGGATCGTGAGAAATGGGTCTTTCTCATTTTTGGATAAGTAGTACACCCTCTTTTTACCAAAGAAGATACTCATCCCCTGCTCGCCGAAAACGCTCTCCTTGATAGACGTATTGACACCTAGTATCAAGTAGGACAGGGAGAATGGCTGGCTAGTGAACGTAGTCTTTGCAGGAGCACCGCTGTAACTGCCTCCCTCTGCTATTTCCGTTGAGATGTGGGCTTCGATCGTCAGGGTGTAGTTCCCAGCGCTATATCCAGCCTTACGATGTCGAAGAGGAGTATTTAGCCTATCGATCCTCCAGCCCTTGTTGGCTCCGCTGGCGAAGTACTCGGTGAAGTCATAAGCTACTCGCCCCTTGTCATCCGTCATCTTAAGGACGAGTACCGCCTTCGACGTGATCTTAGTCTTATCAGTGTTGGCGTGTTGTATGGCTATATTCCACGGAACTGTAAGCTCTATCGTCGATCCCTCGTTCAGCACCTTTATAGGGATGCTTGCTATCTTGACGACCTTTGTCCCCTGCTCGTAGGATGTCTGCGTAACTTGTTGCCCTGCTACTTGTACGTTGATAGATTCGTCTTGCGTAGACTTGCGCAAGAGATCTTCCAGCGGTGTCTGCCCTCCACCAATTCGCAGAGAGGCTTCTCCGTCCTCTCCCTCCTTCCGGAAAGCGATAACTCGCCCGCCTTGCTCAATGTACATATACCCCCAGTGTCCCGTGCCGTCATGATTGATCTCGACAACACGCTTTTCCGTAGGCTTCCCAAAGTTGGTGACACCAGCCGAGAACGCAGGGAGAGAGCTAAGCCCAGAGAGGTACGAGGTCACAGCCCCCGAGATGTCCTTAGCCCCGATGACCGAGCCAAGGACTAGCCCGCCTTGGATCTCTGTACTGCCCTCCTTGATAGCTTGGTGTAGGTAGCTGTCGGGGTATGGATGCTGGCTCCCATCGGGGTAAACAAATATGATCTTTTTGCTCACAATCTCGCCGGTGCGGAGGTCGATAGAGGTGCTCCCGTCTGAACTTACAATGCGCTCTGTGCGTACTTGTCCAGGCAAGACTTCCGTGAAGCCGTAGAGCGGTGTGAATACTCTATCTGGTGCAGAGCTAAGCATACCTAGATAGAGATAGTAGTAGCCTGCTTCCTCTTCCATAGCCTTAGCCGTGTCCGAGGCTACAAACACGCCCTTCGCACCATTTCGCTCTACCTTGGCGTATAGGTGGACGGTCTTTTGGTCGGTACGCACTGCGTAGTCATAAGCGGGGAGCGCCCACGTCTTGTACTCGCTGGGCTTATGCTCGCCACTGAGAGAGGTAATACCAAGCGTCATATGGCGCAGGTATCCGCTATCAGCGTGCAGGATGCCCCTACTCTCGTTCCACGTAACTTGGTGAGCCACTGCCCCCGCAGCTGTTGGGGAAGCAACGAATACAAACTGCAAGGACTTGTCACCAACAATTAGCTGCATCGTTCGAGCGGTGAGTGGGCTGATACTCTCACCAAAACGATTACGCACATAATCGGCTATCCCGTCAGCTAGGCTCATAGCTTGCAGATAGGTTCGTGCCAACTCTCTACGTACCGCCTGCACCTCCTCTTTGTGCTGTACCCCGTCAGCTTCAAGCGTTCCTAGTGAGCTAGATAGGCTAGGGGCTTGTATCTCATTGGAGAGCGTGACCTGTGGCTTGTATGGCTCTGAGATCTTAGTTCGTACGGAGGTGATACGCACGTAGTCGTCTACACCCAGATTGGTATCTACCAAGCGCACATATGAGCCGACCTTGAGCTTTGCACCCACTTCTCCCCAATTCTTCTGCGCATAGATACCATCTAACTCTGCCTTGTAGGTAACCTTGGGAAGCAGAGACTCGTGGAAGTATCGAACAGAGGCATTGAGTAGCTCCTCCTCTGCCTTCGTAACGTACTCGTATGGCAGACGGACACCGAAGACTGCGTACTTGTCTCCCACGGCGGGGTAGAAGGTCTTAGGCTCGGGGAGCTTCAATCCATCTTCCTCTACGCTCACTAGTTGGAAACGCTTCGCAGCATGGTCGTATTTCAGCACGTCCTTATCTTGTGCAATGTCAAACGTGCGCCCTGCAAGTCGCCCCGTTTGGAACGTGATAGTGGCTTTCTCCCCGGCAATGCGGTACTGCGAATAGTCCACGTTGTTGTCCTTGTCGATGATGTCGTAGTCCCCCTTTGGCGTGACCACTACCGAGCTAACTACACCCACACGCTGGGGGTAGATATTCGTTCCGTCAAAGCTATCTTCCTTGCGTCCATCCGTGCCAAGTCCTCTCACACTAAGGCTCTGGCCGTCTGCACTCACTACGTAAGTACGCCCTTCGTAGTTCATTGTGCGTCCCTTGGGAAGGTGCAGACTCTTAGATCCATACTTTGATGGATCAATGTTGCGCTCTGTGCCTTGGATGAAGAGCTTGCCTACGGGCGACTTCTCTCTGTCGTTGGAAGCGGCCAAACCAGATAGCAATCCTTTACCCTTGCCGTAGGAGAGGGTAAGTGACTTAGTCTTGTCCCCGACAACCTTCCCGAGGTGGATGGTCTTGCTCGTGATGTGCCACTCGGTCTTAAAGGCTTCTGCTATGCGTGAGAGCGCACTTAAGCAGTCTTCGTGCTTGAAGGAGACAGCTTGCGCCTCAGCCTCTAGGCACGCACCGATAGAGAAGCCAGCAGGTAGGCTGCGAAGTATCTGCTCAAGGAAGAAGCGGGGCTTCCCCGTCAGCGTGAACGAAAGGCGCACATCCTCTGGCTTCTCTACGATGAACTTGAACTTAGATAGTGCCAGCTGTTGCCCCTCTCCGTGGAAAGTAAGCGTGTACCGGTACTCACGTGTCGATACCTTGACCACCTCGGCAGGGGTGTAGAGATAGTACTTATCTCCACGCCAAGTACAGTGCATACCCAAAGGGAAGGTTATGTACTTGTTGCTTACGGTCTCGATAACGAGGATAGGCACTGATCCTACCTTGTCTTCGTGATAGCTTTCTGATGATGTAGGGTAGTCCGTTGGCTTCCCTCCAATGTACAGAGTGATCATATCTTGGTTATGGTAAATGTTATGTCAATCGTCCAACGGCATCCATCACTGCCAATCCTTATGTCTTGGCTTGTGGAGGTGCTGTACACACCACTCACAGAGATCGTGTGAGCGTCAAAGCGTGGTATCATTCTAAGTCCTCGTGCAGTGAGTCGGGATAGGAGCTTATTGCGTGCTGTCCAAAGCTCGAGTAGTGAAGCCTCTTTGAGCAGTACGGGGGCTTCTATCTGATATTTCGCCTTGTAGGGGCGAGAGCCAGCGAAGGAGTACAGCCCCGTCTCATCTTGCACGCTCGCAATATCCTTGTTCTCGGGACTTACCCATATAGGAGAGCTCGTCACATCGCCAAGAATTACAAGTCCACTCTCCCAGCTCACGCTGTCAGTGGGTGCAGGCTTCTCACTGCGCTCACATACTACTACGGCAGACCATCCACCAGACCACTTCTGTACGCTTTCCACACCCACAGGGCGAAACTCTCCGAATTGAATACCTCCAGCCGATAAGCGCATCACGTTACTAGAGAGGATGGACGGGAAGATATTCGTACCACGTGAGTACATCGGTATAGATACCTTCTGAACCTCTACCTGCGTAGCTGAGATCTCGTCAATCTCTATCCCGTCCTCCTCTGCCCAATCCACCGAGGGAGGTTCTGTCATCGAAGGGAGGGAAAAGAGGGCTTTTAGTGCGTCCTCACCGAGGACGGCCGTAGTGGTTGTCTTATCAAGCTGTATAGTGGCGTTCATCGCTTAATCTTGATGCCGTTACTATCCATCTGCGAGAGGATGAAGCGGGAAGCCTCCGTAGCGTCTGCTGTCGCCTTCGTGTTGCGGTTGATCGCTTGCAGTTCAGCGTACATACGCTCTGTGGCAGTACCGAAGAGATCAAGCCCCATATCTTGAGAAGTAGGGAGCTTCTTTGCCCCTCCTACCTCCATAAGTGAAACCATTCGCTCGGTGGCATTAGCCGTACGCTCCGAGAGTAGCACGCTCGTATGCCATAGACCAGAGAGAACATCAATGCTATCCTGCGAGGCTTGGGCTATACCCTTGGCGGTGGCACTGCGTGTATCGGTGGACTTACCGGAGAGGTCGAAGCCCTTGGACTTCACTAGCTCCTCGGTCTTCTTGAGATAGTCGTTGAAGGCTGGTATCTGCGTCTTGACCCCATCGACAAGCGAGGACATAGCACGCAGCATAGCTTCCATCTGATTGTCTCCGCCCGTGAGGCGCAGGGCTTCTGACACGTCCTTCTGCGCTTTCTCCATCAGTGGGGCAAGGAACGAGGAGTACGCTATCTGCTTGGCGAAGTTGTTAAGCATATCGCCGATATTCGAGGTGAAGGCACGTGTAGCATCCTCTCCAGAACGGAATGCTGCTACAAGAGCATCTGTTATTGAGCTACCCAGCGAGCCGAAAAGCCCGTGCAGGTAGTCGTTCATTGCCTTGACAGCCTCCTCGCTCTGCTTGTAGAGGGCGAGCATATTCTCTAGAGCTTCCTTGCCACCATCTCCGAACTCGTGAGTTTTAAGGATAGACTCTGCAAGGGCTACATTCAACTTACCGCTCTTGTCAATAAGGTTAGGGTAGATCTTCCCGAGTTTTGAGTACTCATCTACACTCTTTTTCCACCATAGAGATCCCTCCTTGTGGCTTCCAGTCTTGATAGAGATATTCTCCAGCTTGGCAAAGTCACCACGAAGAGAGGGGAGTAGCTTAGCCTTGATGTCTCGGCGTACCTTGTCGAAAGTCTTACGCATCAGCTTGTCTCCACCCTCAAAGCGTATACCGAGGAAATCAAGAGCACCGTCCCCCTCTAGCTCGTCCTTGGAGAATCTAGTGGACTTACGGAACTGCTCCATCGCCTTACGGGCTACACCGATAGAGTTTGTGGCACGCTTATAGACATCATCGCCAAAGATCGTAGCTCCCTTTTCGTAGAGGAGGTTCGCCTTGAGCAGGGCGGTATTATATTCCTCTTGGGTACGAGTGAGAGCTTCTAGTGCTTTCTTTCGCTTCTCAAGCACCTCACGTTCCACCTTCTGCGCACGAGTGAGGAAGTTGCCAATAACGCTCACGACAGAGGCGATACCTCCGAGCACATCTCCGCTCATAACTGATCCTATCCCCGAAGCGACACCTCCGAGATCGGACAGAGCTTGAGTAAGCCCCTCTATGGCTTCAGTCATATCGCCACTGCCGAAGATAGCCCCGAAGGACTTGCCAAGCTCCTGAACAAGGGGAGTAGCATCCTTAACACTCTTGCCAATCTTCGTTACCGAGAGACCTACACGACTAAGGGCTATATCCGCCCTCTTCTGTGCGTTTGCTCGCTCTTCATCCGTGGTTGCACTGGTAGCTTCCTTGCGTGCTTTCTTGTAGTCCGAGAGTGCGCTCTTGCCTCGGCTCAGTGCGTCCTCCATAGTGGAGATAAACGACTGCCAGGGAGAAGAACTCCCTAGCTCATCACGCAATCCCTTTAGGGCATCTGTGATTGCCTTGAGCTTCTCTGGGGAACTTTGGATAGAGGCAAGCTCGTTAGCACTCATCCCCCAACGTCCCTCGATCTTGTTCGCTGGTGTGTTAGCGAGGTAGTCTAGTAGCTCACGGGCTGTAGCTATGGTGTCACGCATCTGCGCCACAGTCCTCTCTCCCTGCTGAGTGAAAAGCTCTACAAAGAGCTGGTTCGTGCGCTGGGAATGCTCGTAGCGCTCGTTGTCTATCGCCTTGAGATCGTCAGCCTCTTTCTTAGCAAGCTCGACAAGGGCGGAGGACTTCTGCTCAGCAAGGAGAAGCGTTGTGTCATCTATGATCTTACGCTCTTCCTCGTACCGCTTCTTGATCTCGGTCTTGCGCTCTTCGTAGGAGAGATACTTATTCCGTAGCTCCTTGATGATCTTCTCTTGTCCCTCTGCTAGAGCTTGGTCTGCCAGCTCACGACCTACTAGGATCTGGTTAAGGTCGGTGTCGCTTAGGTCGGCTTCGGTGAGCTTACGTTGCTTGTATACTTCTCTCTTGCTGTCATGGGTAGCCTCCCATTCCAGCTTTTCTGCTTCACGAACCCTGTTAAGGCGCTCCTGTACTTGATCGTCAAGAGCCGACATCTTGCGCTTGTGCTGAAACTGAAGCTCTGCCATCTCCTTGGAGAATCCATTTTGCATAAGAGCTATTCTCTCAGCTTCTAGGTTGAGTTCAGCGTCTCTTCGAGCACGCTCTATATCCCGTATGCGCTGTTCCTCCTGCTGTCTGCGCTCTTCGGCTTGTCGAGCCTTCGTGATAGCTTCGTTCTCGGAAGAAGAGGACTTACGACTTCCTGCGCTCTTGCTCGTCTCGCCTGCACCCTTCTCGTACTCTTCACGGGCTTTCTTCTTGAGGTCGTACTCTTCCTTGAGACGCTTGCGCTCCTCGTCGGGGCTCCAGTTGTAGTCCCCGTTCTTGATAGCGTCCTTTCTTCGCTGGTTGAGTTGCTGGGCGGTAAGGGCGTTGAATGCCTTTAGCTCCTTGTTCGCCTTGTCCTCCTCTTTCTTGAGGTCGGTGACAGCGTCCTTGTAGGACTTAATGGGCTTCTTTCGAGATTCCAAAGATCGCTCTAGCGCTGATAGGATCTTCCCCCATTCAGAGGAATTATGTGCACCAATTAGGGATGATCCTGCCAGCTCGACAAAAACCTCCTTAGTTGTCTTTTTAGCTTCCTTACCGCTTCTCGCAATAGCACTCTTCACATCAGAGATAGCCTTAGTTAGATCGGCATCAGATAGCTTACTAAGGTTTGCATCCGACAAGAAGCTGGCATCCGATAGACCTCCATAGCTTCTCTTTGTTAGCTTAAGCCTTTCTCTAGCTTCTTCCAGCTTGCCTTGTAATTCTCGCTCGGTCTTTCTTCTCTCTGTCAGATTTACATTCTTGCTCTTGTTCTTATACAGATCCTTAATGCGTTCCTCTAGAGATGATACTTCCTTCTCCGCTTTCTCGTACTCACCCTTCGCCTTGATTACCTTCTCCTTGCCGTCATACTCTGCGATCTCACGCTTTAGCTTAGCGATGTCTTGGAGCTTGAGGGTCTCGGTGTCGTACTTGTCGAAGATCTGAGGGTAGTATTTCTGTAGCTGAGCAAGAGCACTCTGCCGGTCTGCGGTTGCGGAAGCCTCGTCACGTGCTACATTCAGCAAGCCCTCTACGGCTTCCTTGTGCTTCTGCTCCAGCTCCTCGGCACGCTTCTTCTCTTCGTTGAAGTCCTTCTGTGCCTTCTCTGCTGCGCTCGTGGAGTCGCTGAATGCCCACATAGCTGTGACCACCGCCGTAATGGCAACGGCGATAGCCCCATAAGGATTAGCAAGGAGAGCAGCGGTAAGTCGCTTCGTGGCAAGTGTGGTTGCGTTCGTGGCAATCGTCTGTATGCCCTTGGCGATAGTGTCGGTGCGTGATGCTACCGCCCAGCCCCTAGTAAGAGCGATGTTCGTAATCACGGCCGTGCGGTACACCCCATAGGTCACGATGAGACCCGCAATGACCTTGCCAACCTTTTCGTAGTTCTCCACAAGGAACGCTACCGACTTCACACCAGAAGCAAGGACACCTTCGGAAGCCTTACCAATCTCGTTGAACATCATATCGATGTTATCTTGGAGGTTGGAGATCTGACCCGTAAGGCTCTTGCTCTGCTCCTGCATAAGGTTGTAGAACTTCCCGCCCTTGTTGGTCATATTGAGGAATGCCTGCTCAATATCCCCGAAGCCAACCTTCCCAGCAGACACAAGATTATTGATTTCACTAGTGCTCTTGCCAAGAACTCTAGCTAGCTCCTCATAGATAGGTATCCCTCTGTTGGCGAACTGCCTAATATCGATATTCGTGACCCTCCCAGAAGCCTTCAGCGTACCATAGAGATAAACAATGTCTCCTAGTGGCTGAGAGAGACCTGCTGCTACGTTCCCCAGTCGCACAATTGTATCATTCACCTGATCGGCTGCAAAGCCATAGGCGAGCATATTCTTTGCGCTGGAGGCAATGCCTTGCAGGTCAAATGGGGTAGACGCAGCAGTCTGTGCAAGCTGTGCGAGGAGTTCGTTAGCCAGCTGACCACTCCCGAGCATCGTCTTGAACGAGATTTCCAACTGCTGGAACTCTCCACGGACGCTATACAGCTTGCCGACAAATTCCTGTACCCTACTAAGGGCAAAGACCCCCGTCGCTAAACCTGCAACACGTGTAAAAGCATCTCCAAGGAGATCTACCTCGCCCCTAGCTTCTCTTACTTGCTTAGAGTAGCTTGGAGCGGTCGTAGTCCCTTGGATCTTCTTCTGCAAGCGGTCGAAGCTCTCTTCTAGGCTCTTCGTACCCTTGATGAACTCCGTAGGGTCTAATGTGACAGAGAATGTCTTATGCGCCATTTATTAGTGGATCTTCTTGAGTGCCGAGGTAAATTCCCCGAAGGTCATACCACGGCTCTTCGTCTTTTTATCCCCCTTGCCCTTTGGCTTGTAGCTGGGAATAGCCTTAGAATAGAGGAGGAAGTTCACGTAGCTGAGCTCGTAGAGGACATAGTCGAAGCTCAGATGATAATACTTAGCGAAACTCCCTATTCGTGCCCATGGGCTGTCGTTTCGCTCTCCACTTCCTTCGTCGGCTTCGTTATCGCCGTCCTCTTGAGGGAAGTGGTAAGCATAAAAAGCTCGCCTATGTTCGCACTCTCTAGTACATTGACAAGAGCGATAGAGAGGTCAGAGACGGTGGAGGTGTGGATGAGGGTGTCAGCCATCTTACGACGATCCTCTTCGTTGTCTCGCTTTACCCCCGTGATGAATGTGGCGAGGATATGTGCGTAGATCTCAGCATCACCGCCAAGGGCTAGGAAGTCGTAGACCGACATCTCTCTCTCCTCTACATCCGTAAGCTGAGCAATGAGCGCCGATACCTCTACCCATACGGCAAGCGTGGGGGGATAGACCTTGTACTCGGTAGAACCGATGGACACGGACACGCCCCCCGAGAGGAGCGCATCCGATACCATCTGTTCTGCCCTCTTCTTGAAGAAAGGGAGCTTCATCGTTAAGCCTTCTTTTCGAGATAGAAGAGCGGGCCGTCCGCCTTCGCCTTGAGGATAGTAGCCGTGACATCAATCCCGTAGCCTGCGTCTTCACTGAGGACGATAACGCCCGAGAGCTTGACACAGGGAGCCTTAAAGACCTCAGCACCAGTTGTCTCAGGGATGATGGCCAGTGAGAACTTCGTTGAGGAGACAAGGCTTTTCACCTCAAGCGTATTGGTGCTTTCGGTGACGTTGAATACCTTCTCCATCACGCTCTTGTTGAGGTTCTTTACGTGGAACTTGACGCGGAGCGAGGAAGCGGAGGTAAGGGTATCTACAACCTCACCGCCTACAGCCTTCCATTCCTTCTTGTCGCCTTCCTCCTGCTCGATGCTCAGCGAGCCCTCCTTGACGAAGCCAATTAGGTTCATCCCAGAGGTAGGCATCTTGCTCCCATCCGTGGCGTTCACTGCGCCCACCTGGACTTCTACCTTGCCCCAAGCGGTGCTACTCGTATCTGCGTATGGCATAATTCTTATTCTGTTATCTTGTTATACTTGTATTTAACTCGCACGTTCACCACGTAAAAGCCCTCGTCAGAGAAGGTAGTGGGAGTCCCATCAAGGGTAAGGAGAAAGTCTCCCGTGCGGTGTGCATCTATTAGCTGGGAGATAGCGCTCTCAAGCTCTTCGCACCTCTTTACATCCTTGACTAGTAGCGGACCCCCAAAATCACGGCTGGGGACATATGCGTTGATATTGACGACGCCACTTTGGGAGAACCCATCTAGGCTATCTCGTCCAGAAAGGAAAGAGACCACAATATCCTCCGCCTTGCTGTCAAAGGGTCGTGTGCCATTTCTATACATTCCACCGCTGATAGGCACATTATCTTTGAGCAAGGAGAAGATATACCCCTCTATCGCTAATCCAGTCTTACGCATTGCTCAGCCACCATTCTACCATCTCTTCCGCAAGGAGCTCGCCCGAGGTCGTCACATCGAAACCCTTGGCTTCGACATAAGAAGCGTATGGCATCCCAGCCACAAGGATTAGGCGTATGCCTTTCCCTCTCGCCAGATCCGCCACAGCCTCACGACCCGCAGACTGACCTACGGATGAGTTTATTCCGTTTCCTGTAAATCCCCCAGAGTGTACGATCTTCCCATCGTAGCTTATCGCCCAGCCAATGGAGCTGGCTAGAGCCCCCGTGTCATTAGCGAACTGCTTCCTGCGTAGAGCTTCTTCGTAGCTCCCTTGGGCAATGAAGCGCAGGCTCTCGATGATCTCCGAAATAGTCTCCTTGCGAAACTCGTCTAAGAACTCCCGCAACTCCATCAGCTCAAGAAAATCTGTGTGAAGTTGAGGATGCGAGCGTACTCCCAGCTCTGTATCGTGAACTCACCGATGAGACTTCCGTCCTCTCGGTAGAGCTTTGCACGCTTAGCGGTCACTGAGACGGGTTCAAGATGAACCTCGTAGGCGTAGCGTGAATGCCCGCCATCCTTGTACGCCCCTCGCTTGTCGTTGACCGAGGAGCGGAACATACAAGGGATAAGCTTGCACTCGACAGCATCCGAAAACACGGGTCTTCCCTTGTCATCGAAGCTACCCTGCTCGGTCTCTATCGCTTGGATGTATCCGTTCTCGTAAATCATAGGAAGATCACCCTGGAAGGTTCGGAGAGCATATCGGGAAGTCCGAGGCGTCGGCACTCAAGACGGTAGTACTTGGCTATGTCCTCCTTAGATGCTCGGGTAATAGACACCCCAAGCTCACTCACAGAGCTAGGCATCAAAAGGAACTCGGGCAGACTCTCTACGAACGCTCTGTGTACACGCTCGTGCTCGCCATTGGAAAAGTCAATATCTCTATTTGGACATATCCCCTTTCCGGCAAGCAGCGTACATACATAGCTTGAAGAGGCGTGCACGCCCATAGCCTTGTACTTCTCTTGGATATACTCTCTCGTAGTCATACTCTCTACTTGATTGCCTTGAGGTCTACCGAGAGGATATGCTTGGGGAGTTGGATTTCTGGGATCCATGAGCACTCATACTCCAAGATACGCCCCTCGTTAGTTCTCTCCGTGGTGATCATATGATCCCCATTTAGGACGACGTAGGTCTTATTGGGCACACGGTCTCCCAGCTCATAGGGGGTGGCATAACGAAGCTCGCCAATCTTCCCCTTTGGCAAGAACAGGATCCTATCATCTGGGAGAAGCGGAGATGTATCATTATTGAGATCGGTGACAACTTCCTTCACGATGCGGATAGCAGGAAGACCCAGTGAGGTCACAATTGCGTTAACCGCATCAAATGGAACAATGCCAGACGTTGACACTTCCGCTCCTCCGAGAGAGAGCTTGTACGTACCTGTTATCTCCTTGTTCTTAGCAAAGTACTTGATGAAGGTCGATTGATTCATCTCCATTGTGCCGAATTTGAGATGCCTATATTTCTCCAGGAGATTCAAGAGGAACTCCACGAGGTGATCCTTATCCGATGACTTCGCTTCTGCCTCAAGAATGGGCAGCTCCATATCTAGGATAGACACACCCTTTGGATTGTCTTTGACCTTCACCTCGGCACGCCCATAGGACATCAGATCAAACAGTACCTTATCCATGCGCTTGTAAGGCGCAACAGCGAGCTCTCGGAAATGCTTCGTGGTCTTTTTAATGATCTCATCTGCCGACGACTTGCCTGCATTTACTCTATCGATTAGTGTTTTAATCGTTGCTAGATGGTCATTATTGAGATTGAATCGGTCTCCCATATCAGCCACACAGATGATAGCTTCTCCCATTGGGGAGTCACCACGTAGTGACTTCCCAGAGTTTCGATCTATGACTGACCCCATGCGTACAGCGGTGGTAGTCCCATAGATCGAATTAAACGATCGTGCGGGAGTATGGTTAAAATCTAGGTATCTGTGGAGAGCAATTTCGTCAAGGTCATTTGCCAGCGCTCGGTCAGCTATTGCCTTGACAAAGCCAGCGTGACCGAGGATGCCATCAATAGTTAGTTCCATATCTTTCGGTTTTGGTTAATTGGTTGGCTTAGATGAAGAGGAAGCGAGCTGTAAGGCTCTTCTTGTCCTCTTCCGTTACTGGGATATAGAGCTTATCAGCGTCCACCTCAAAGGCACTACCAAGAGCGGTGAGCGTAGCACCTTCTTCCACCTTGACAGTGGCATAGGAGAGGTAGTCGGCAGACCCCTTGGCGGTGTTTCCCGTAGCTGCGGTAGCCTCAAAGAGGATTGCTCCCTTGGTGAATGCTGACACATCAGCCTTTGCCGTGATGACATCAAACTCGCTGTCAGAGGTGTCGACGCTGTCAATGGTGAGCGTTGTCGTCCCGTTGGAGAGGAACATACCGCTCGTGAGGTTAGCATACTTGGAAACCTTGACCTTCTTTCCTGACCCAGTCTCCACGACACGCACACGCTTGAGCAGAGTTGCCTTGCGAGTGACCTTGTCGACAGAGATAGGAGCAAGGGGAGGGACATAAGACCCAGCTACGAGACCAGTAACATCGAGGTTGAAACCTCCCGAGAGGCGGTAGCCCGTCTCCACACGATACAAGTCGCTCGTGAGCGTGTACACATTTTCGTTGTACTTGATTTTTGCCATGTTCTTTTACTTCTTCTCGTTAAGGATTGCCTCTGTACCTTCATTCACCTGCTTGACAAGTGAAGCCATCGGGTCGTCGTTAGACTGACCTCCCTCTTCGGGCTTGCCCGATCCGTTGAAGCGATTGTTGGCGGTTTCGTCTTGGAACTTCGTGTACCCCTGCTCAATAGCAGTGACGAGCTCGTCTACATTCGTATCTTCCCCGAAGGTGCGTCCGCTAAGAGCGATGGAATAGAAGGACTCGGGAATTTTCTTCTCTCCGAGGAGGGCGGTGATCTGTGCCAGCTTACCCTCGTGGGAGCGTTGACCGACGAGCTGACTTAACTGCGATTGGAGTGCATCCATACGCTCCAGCAGTGCCTTCTCTCGCTCGGTGGGTTCGTTCCCCTGATTGTCGTTTGGCTTAGGGTCGGTGGGCTTGGGCTGGGTTTCCTTCTTGAGGGCTTCAAGCTCCTTGCGTGCAGAAGCAGCGCTAGTACGCTCCTTGTCTACATCGGACTGGTAAACCTTCAGGAAAGCCCCTGCGTTAGCCACGACCTCGGGAATACGCTCCTCCTCGGTGATGGTTTTTGACAAGAAGTCGGCAACCCCATCAAATGCCTTTTCGCTCACCCCTAGATTAGAATAATCCTGTTTGAGCCGTTGTAAGATTTTAGTTTTCATATCGTTAAGCTTGTGATATGCGCAAATATACAAAGGGAGAGAACGGCAGTCTACGGATAATGAGAAATGTTACTAATTCCCTATCTACCTGCCTTTTATTACGCAAAAAGCCCCGCAGAGATGGCTTTCCACGGGGCTTGATGTATTATGAGCGTCTTATCTACTCCTTCGGCTTCTCGTCTTCGCTCTTCTCGCCTTCGGTGCTGGCTTCGATGGTGAATGGTACGATGGCGGGGTCAAGGCGGAGCGACCTGCCAGCCCTCACTGCTGGCACTTGTAGGGAGATAGCATGCTTGAGGAAGCTATACCTGCGTGCGAGGTACTCACCGATAACCTCCTCGTGTTTGCGGACGGCAATGTGCGCCCCCATAAACACATACTTGAAGGCGACACCCGAGAGCGCTGTCCCCAGACCTTGGAGGTCTTTGGGGTTGATGCGTGGCGTCATCGTCATCGTGTAGCAGGCATCCTCAAGACGCGCAAGCTCGCTCTCCGCTGCGCTGGTGGACTGATCCCACGTGAGGTAACGCACGTCCGCCTCATTCCCTGTCATTTGAATAGTCTGCGTCTTGCCCGATTTCTGTACGCCCGATACGTTACCACGCAACAGTACCTTGGGGAAGAAGTTATCGTTGATGCAGTCTGCGTAGTTGCTCTCCAGCTCCTCGATGCGCTTACGCTTGCTCTGTATGCGGTCACAGAGAGCGTGCTTCATCTCCATGTAGATGACGGGCATCTTGTCGAAGCCGTGGAGTTCCTGAGAGATGAGCGTCCAGCCCTTACCCTTAACGTTCTCGTAGGTGTAGACGTGGGAAGCGTCAATCTCCATCAGCTTCTCCACCTCCTTGTCGTCTACCTTGACTGAGTAGAAGCGGTAGAAGGAGACGAGGTCGCCATAGGTGTCCTTGATAGGCACGATCCTATCCCCATTGAAGGGAGACCACAGCTCACAGCGGAGGCGTGTATCTGCCCCACGTGCATAGTCCTTATCCTCGTAGAACTCGGGGTCTTTGACCGCCCACCAATACTCGGCTACAATCGTCTCGGAGAGGACGGCACGCACAGCACGTTGGTTGATGAAGCGTATCTTGTTCTTCGTCTCCGTCTCACGGATGAGGTCAAGCATATACTCCTGCTCCTTCGTCTTGGCTACGGCATGCAGGTCGGGGGGTAGCCCCACGGCAAAGGCGGTGTGTATATCTACGATGAGTTGCTCCAGCGAGGAGGAGATGCGGTGTACCTTCTTCGTCTCGTACACCGCTCCCGTGCGCCTGCCGTTGACGTCTGTCTCTTCGTCCTTGACCATCACCTTATCATCAGGGCGGTGCGCCTCACTCATCACCTCGTGGCGGGAGTAGTCCCACTGCTCTTTCAGCTCGGCATATCTCTTCTCATTGTACCTAGCGTAAACCTTGGGGATAGCCGATAGCTTTTCCTCCAGCGTCTTGTATGTCTGTTCCATATAGTCTAAAATATGCCCTCGAAGCTCCGTCTCTGTGTGCCTGACCAGCCGAGGATGTTGCGTAGTATGTAGTAGCGGGTAGCGTCTATGAGGTGGTTGTTAGCGTCTATCGGCTCGTTCGTGTACTGCCCGTCCTTGTCCTTAGCCCAGCAGTAGTTGTCAAGCTCGTATTTCAGGTTCTTGCTCCGTGCGGTGATGCAGATGTCCATCTCCAGCATCTTGTTGATCCCAGCAATGACACTGCCCGCACCCTTGACCACGGGAGAGACACGCAGACCACCTGCCCTCAGCTCGTCAATGAGGCGAGGGTCGGCAGAGTCCGCCGTGATGTCGAAGCTAGAGTATTGGCGGAGTGCCTTGATGATGTCTCCGCTACCCATATGCGTGTTGTAGCATATCTCGTCAAGGTAGAGTGTATTTCCGTGGACACCGCAGAAGACTCCAGCGGTGGGGTCGTTGGTATATCCGAAGTCGAGCCCAAGACCGCAACGCTGAACAAAGTGGGGCATAGAGTCTACCACGGAGTACCGTTTGAAGATAGCCCCCTCGTTCATCTCTGACCACTTCCCGATAACGATACGTTGGTACTTCTCGGGGTTATTGGCCTTGATGTCCTCAATCTCACTCACGAACTCCCGAGAGAGGTACTCTAAGTTGTCTAGATAGGTTGTATGGATGTGCAGCACATTAGGGTGCGTGCTTATCTGCACCGGCACTCCGTCAATGATCTCTACTCGGTGCGTGTCCTTGATGTACTTCTGGTAGATGAAGTGGGATGTGCTGGCGGGGTTCATAACTACAATGACCATATTCTGCACACCCTTAGTACGAATGGAGAGCACCATCTTGTCGTAGTCCTCTTCACTGCGCCACTCTTCCGCTTCGTCACAGACAAACACCGACACGCCCTGGATACTCTTGAGCTTTGCCGTCTGGTTCCCCGAGGATGCAAGGATACCCATAAACATAAGCTCACTGCCAGTATACTTATTGATGATACGATCTTTCGTAACCTTGAAGTACTTCTGTGTACCGTCACGCTCTATCTTATCCTCTACCTCGGGAATAATGGACTTACTAGCCGACACAAGCGTGTAGCGGGTGAAGAGGATCTTTCGGTTCTTCTCAAACGTCAGACGCTCGAGGAAGCGAGCTACCTCAAAGCTCTTCCCCGAGCCACGTCCGCCCGTGATAAGTACAATGAACTTATCCTTGTTCTTGTACAACGGATGATACACCGAGTGAACGGGAGTATTCGCTTCCCTCTCCACACTCATTGCTACTCCGTATTGTCCTTAATCCACTTGTCAATGGGGACGCCAATGCCAATATTTACATTGGAATTGACTGTCACCTCCTCGCCAAAGCCTTCCATACGTCCGTACTTGTCAATCATAAAGCGGAGCATATTCGGGTCGGGAGGGACAGTATAAATCTTACGACCCTTCTCGTCTTCGCCGGTCTGACCAACGGCGAGGAGGTGAGCCGTGTCAAGATACACGTCAAGACGCTTGCCCCACTGCTCATGGAAGATTTCGCCTATCTCGGGGTTTTCCTTTTCCCACATGAGGAGACGATAGCGGGTTACACCCAGAGCCTCGGCCGCCTTACTCTTATTCCCTAACGTAGTCATTGCGATATTGCGGATGACATTAATGGGAGGCATATCGGGCATCTGTCGCCCAGCACCATTCGGACGTGTGCGAGCGTTCGTTTTTACTTCCTTCTTTGCCATATACTTACCCTGCTATTAGTTCGTGCACAGCTTCACCCTTGAGATACTTATCCGAAGGTCTGATACCTTGGCTGGGTAGAGCTTGTTGAAGCATTTCCATAAAGTAGAGCTTGTTTGCGTAGCTCTGGAAGGATAGAGTTACATAGGCTTCTCCTTCGTAATACTCATCTTCCATCTTGCCTGCCGTCTGTGCTCTCACTTCCTTGACGTGTTCCTTGCGAGCTTGTCGTTCTTCCTCGGTGAGCGGTGGTGCTACGCTTGCAAATCCTTGGGAGGAGGCTTGGTGATAGTCTGCTATATCGAATGCTGGGGTCTCAGCCATTAGAATACTGATGTCCGAGCTGTCGAGACCTGCGAGGTCTATGTCTATCTCGGGGAGCATCTGTGCGAGTAGGTCGCTGTCGAACTCACCTTGTGCGGTAGAGGAGTTCATGAAGATGTTCTGTTCCTTCTCCTCCTTTTCCGTGAGGTGAAGCACCTCTACTCTGATAGGATAGTCATTTTCGCCCGTCTCGGGGTCGTACTTCTTCTCTTCGTCAAGGATGGAGAGGCGCTGATGCCCTGATACGAGGTTGCCCGTCTCTTCGTTCCACACGATACCGCCTGCAAGACCTATCCGTTTGAGGTTTGCCTTGAGGCGCTTGCGTGCGTCCTCTGAGAGCTTACGGGGATTGTAGGAGGCGAAGTGTATAGCCGAGCGCATCACCTCACGGGCTGGCGCTTGCTTAATCGTCTTGCTCATACTTGGGGTCGTAGCTTAGGTAGTCAAAGAGGATCTTCTCTACTTCGGGGAATACAGCTATCACTCGCTCGAGGTCTTGCGGGTAGTAGTTTCGGCAGTACATGAGGAACGGAATATTCGTTACGTCCGATCCTTGGCTCTGCCCATTGCCGTATTTCAGCGATGGGATCAGCCTCTTGTGCTTGATATACGCCTCTACGTCCTTGTTCTTGTAGAGCGAGAGCGGGTAGGCTTTGCGGGTAGCCTCGTTGATCATCTGACCCTCGTAGGTGCGTAGCATGATGCGTCGGTTTAGGCTATCCGTCTGTTTGAATCCGTAGATAGCCCACTCTATACCTGTCATAGCCCTCACGTCCTCGGTGATGTCGCTTAGCGTCTTGATGCGCTGCTTGGGGTCTTGCTCACAACCAAACGCCCCGTCCTTGCGGTACTGGGTGAGAGCGTAGTGTGGTACTGAGATAAAACGAGCCTTGGGGTATCGCTGCTTAGCCCATATGATGTACTTGTCAATATGCTCTAAGCCCTCGACCATGTACATATAGACACACACGACCTCATCAAAGTGAGGGTGGCATAAGTCAAGCAAGGCGATACTATCCTTACCCGTTGCCGAGTGGAATAGTATCACCTTGTCCGTCTTGGACGCTATCTGCCGTATGCACTCAATAGCGTAACGCATAGCTTAGTATGCTGATGCTCTGAGCTGTCGCACAGATCGTGCGTTGGCTCGTCGGTGCACTCTACGAGCTTCGCCAGCTGTCCACCCCGATGGGCGGTTATTCACGGCTCGGTTCTCAGCGGCCACCCCAGATCTCACGTTGTTGTAACGTCGGATGTTATCACCCTTTGCCATAATGTAAGTAGTTAAGTTGGTTAATTGATACACACAGCCCTCGTGGCTATGTGGTGCGGTTGTGGACTAGATGCCTTCAGCAACACACACGCTGCCGAGCTCAATGCCTATCCACTCGTCCTCTTCGTCGAAGCCCTCTCTCTCAGCCTCTGCATAGATTAGCTTGCCCTTCTCGGTGACGGGGTTCTTCTGGTCGGCTTCTTTAGTGCCAGCCCCGAGGAACTCGATTAGCACACGGGGACTCGAAGCCGTGTAGCCAGCCTGAAAGAGGATATGCGTAAACGGCTTGACACCTACGACCTCGTCGCCATTGACCTTGAATAGCTTCTTCAGGTAGTGGTCTGAGAGATCTCTAAACTCTACCGTTTTCTTGCCAGAGACGATACGCTCAAGTGGCTCACGAGCGATAGTGAGGTAGAGCACGCCCTTGGCGTCGATGCCGTTATCAGCCATATAGGCTGCCATTGACTCAGAGTAATTCATATACCGGTGTTTTTGTTGTAAAGATACGTGTTATCCTATTGGCTTTCTCTCTAAAAGCCAATATGTTACTTTTTTCTTGGATTGAAAGAGGGCGGTGCTACCCGCCCTCTGATATGTGCTAAAAGTCGAAGTCGTCAGCCGTTACGCAGAGCATCTGGTCTAGCGCCTCTTGTGTGGCTACCTTGCCCCTTGCAAAGCCATAGCCAGCAACATTAAGCACCACCTCACCGGTAGCCACGTAGTAGTCGGCGAAGTAGTCTATGGATCCGTCAGCATACTCGTCAGTGATAACCGCCGTAAGCTGACCAACACCACGATCTTGTCCAGACACTCTGCGCCCTAGATCTACAAGCATAGCTTGCACAAGGTCTATCAGATAGTCGTGGATCTCTGACCAGCTAGACAAGCCCTCTACATAGTGTCCATCTGGGTACTCTATGTAGTCTGATAGAGCCTTGCTATTGATTATCTCTAGTCGAGCTGTAGATACAAGGTAATTACCACCCTCGCCCTCGCACCAGTCTGTGCTGTACTTGATGTCGTGATCTGCTGGCGTTACGCCATTGGCTGCATTGTAGTAGTAGGTCTTCATAGCTGTATGTTGTTGTGTCTATACTGATGATTTTGCAAGCCCGGGGATGACCACCGCCACCCCCGGGCGATTTCTTACTCTTCTTCTGCCTCGCCAATTAGGCTCACGATTAGCTCGTTAAGGTGTGTTGCGTCTTCTGTGGCAACGACCTCGCCATCTATGCACACGTTGTAGGTCTTGTCGCCCTCTTCTTTCAGCCAGGCTTCATAGCACACGTCTTGGTTGTCGAACGCCTCAATACGCCACTCGCCACGACCTGGCAACTCTCTCACAAATGCCTCAAGGGCTTCTTTGATTATAGAGATACCTTCTGCTTGTGACACTTCGCCCAGGTTCAGGCATCTCATGTCTAACCATTGATTGCCCATGGCAAACTCAAGCCCTCTTACCTCGATTACGTCGAAACCACGACCATTGATTTTCTTGTCCATTGTCTTTTGTCTTTTGCGTTATGTATCTCGGGGCATCTCTCACCCTTTGACACTACAAAGATAAGACAGGTTTTTCACACTACAAAATTTTCAGTGAAATTATTTGATGTGTCATATATATGTGTTTTTAAAGGTGTTCTTGTTGTTGTGTCGGGAGTGTATCAATATATTTTCCCAGATATTATATGTCTGTGAAAATGCAAATGCGTACCTTTACCACCACCCATCATTAAGGGCATCAAGGACACGTGTTACCGCCATCCTATCATCGGAGAATACTTTGTATCTCACACTAAGCGCAGGGATAGCCCGAGAGAGGAGAGATCTATTCATGCCCAGCTCCCTAGAGAGTTGTTTAGCGAAGTTTCTTGGTAGTCGCTTTTGATCTTCGATACACTCGGGGTGCATGTAGAGTATCACCCCCGTTATTACGATCTCACGAGCAACGAACTTATTCATGCTGGCTGGGAGAGCAGAGTATGCTACCTTCACTGCTTCTGGTATCGTCAGCCTCTCTTCGAGGCTTATGTTTTTATTTTCCATCCTTATATCTATCGTTTTCTCCATTGTGGTACTGCATCACGAATACGGCTGACAGCATAGCCCCGTTAGAGACTATTGCTGACGCAACGCATACTCCTCTCCACCCTAGCGCAAATGCTACCCAGCCCAAAAGGCAGAGCGTCAAGGCTAGGGTAAAAAGGATGAGTAGGTACTTCTTTGGTGTCATGGCTTATTCTTCTATACCTAGCAGTCGGCAGATGAGGTAGAGGCGGTGATCTTCGGCTATGGTTTTGAGCGTCTCTTCCCCACCTTCCACACCAAGGAACTCTCCAACGGATCGCCCCCCTTGATATGTTGCTTTTATATACACATCATCTTCAATTAAGCGGTAGGTTATACAGACATCCCTATCAAGCTGGCAAACATCAGCGATAAGATTTCCATCAACATCTTCTTCCCACTTCAGCGGGTTCTTCGCCAGCTGGGCTCTTACGTCTTCTCGTGTCATAGTCGTTAGTTGTTCATTTCGAAGTAGTCGCAAATTTTGTTTATCTGCCACTCACGCACTAAGTCTGTTGCTTCCTGCATGGTGTTTACTTCTTTGCTCACTTCTATTCGGTTAGACCCAAACTCATGGATTTGTATAAGTAGATTCCCATCAATCCTAGTCCTTATCCGCGCCTCGTAGGATTCTATCGGTTCGGCAAAGCGCAGGTTTGGCCCCCAGGTGTCCCACTCAATGGGCTTTAAGCTCTTAGCTATTTCTTCTCGTGTCATTTCTTGCTTCCTTCTTCTATTGCTCTGATAAGAGCGTTTCTGTGATATTCGATGCAGGCTTCCATTGCGCTTGCCAGGTCGTTGTACACTCCCTTGTGGTATTCGTCGTCTGGGGTCATTATTGAGTATGCGCCTCCAGAGTATTCGATGCTATAATAGCCTATTGAGGTATTCGAGTACAGAGGACTTCCATCGGCAAAGCGGGAGAAGTGTAGCGTGACGTTTTCTCGTATGTAGGCTGTGATGTCGGTGAGTGTCATAGCTTATTTCTGTATTAGGTGTTATAATTGCTTGCCGTAAAGTCCACCGCCCAGATTGACGTAGCCTTTAAGCTTCATAACCTCATCATGCACGCCGTTAAGGATTTGGTACACACCCTTACCACCTGGACTTAGATAGGCTGCAACAAGCTCATCCCAGCGGTCAATGATTGGCTTGTAAAATGGGAATGCCTCAATGACCACCTGAAGCTCCTCTTTCGTGACCTCTCCATACACCACAAGGTCGTAGCATCTTGAAAAATCGTCCCAGTCGTGTGGAGTATCAAATCCGTAATAAGTGGGCGTTTCGGAGTTTGCTACACCCATCAAGGCACACCACATCGTTCTTGACGATATGCCTACGTGGTGTGTTCCTATCCATTGAAGCATCTTAGTCTTGTTCATGCTTGTTTTATGTGCTTTGAGCTATATCTTCTTAGTATTTCTTCCCGTGCAGTGCAGGGCGTGTTTTGTTATCGTTGTATCTGTCGATATGCTTTAGTACACGACTTCTCCATGTACGGTAGCTACATCGCCCAGGTTATACTTGTGAAAGGTTGTCTCATCAACTACTATGCAGTGAGTTCCGACGTTGTCGATTATGTAGATGTAGTGCCAATCCCTATATTTTCTAGCCTTATACTCCTTGTTCACGACAACTCCGGTGCAAGATACTCTCTGCTCGCAGGAGATCAGGGCTACAGTCATAGAGAGTAGCGTCATCAGAAGCAGGTTCTTTCTCATGTTAGTATTTCTTTCCGTGAAGCGCTGGGCGCATTTCGTTGTACTTCATCTTCAGCTCTATGTGCGTCATAAGGTCGATGCCGAGGTGGTCGCAGAGCTGTTCGAGGGACTTGATGGCGTAGAATATGCCAACCATGTAATTTGACAGGCTGAATAGACCACTAGTCTCTGCGACTATTGGCATAATAGCCTCTGTGAGCATCTTAGGCGGTTCTCTATCGTCGTACTCCCCAGATATTCTCTCTATAAAGCCAGAGGGAGGTAGCATCACGCCGAAGAGGTAGCCCAGCATATCGAGTAGTCGGATAACGGCGTCGGCGATCTCATCCTCCACAGTGTCCTTGACCTCACGGAGGAACATTTGGGCGTAGGGTGCGCCCTCTATCCGCTGGAGCGTATCTATCGTGTCGTGGTCGAGCTTCGCCCACTTGCCTTTTCGGTCGGCTTCGATAGCCTCGCAAAGCTCCGAGATAACCAGCATGAGGTAGTGCATGACGCTGTGGAGGACATGCCAAAACCACTTATCTATTGCCCGCTGGTGGCATTCTTTGGAGAGCTTCATGAGCATCTCCCGGGTGTAAAGTTTCTTGTTCATTGTCGCTGTGTTATGTGTGATAAGATGTGTTTGATTACCTCCACAGTCCAGCCATTGCCTAGCATCTTGTAGGCTTGACTGTCGGAGCATCCCCACTTATACCAGTCTGGGATGGTTTGCAAGCGGGCGCATTCGGTAGGAGTGAGGCGTCGGAGGTGTATATCATCTTTTATACAAGGCTGTCCTGACCCATCTTGTCTAGCCCTTGCGAGCATAGTAGGAGCTTTAGCCCCGGCCATGGGTCGAAAGGCAGGAGGGTCGGTGAAGCCCTGTATCACCCCTACGACAAGATTGTCCTTTGTCACAGAGGTGAGCGTATTCGTCTTGTTGTCTCTTCGCAGCTCTATCGTCTGCTCGTTGTTCTCTCCTCTACCACGTATGGCGCACACCCTATTGTTCTCTTGCCAGCTATTAGAGGTAAGAGTGGGAGATTTGTACGTGTACACGCTGGGTCTTACATACCCTCTGCCCCTTTGACAGATACCTAATGTAGGCTTGGATGTCGACTGACTTCGGATAGCTAGGATGTCCATGTCGGAGTGATTCCCTCCGCTGTGACCTCCAG